TACTCAATCATTGCATTCAGGACTTCGTACTTCTCATACGACTCTTTGTCACCCCAAAGTCTTATCAGGACTTCTTTTGCTGTTTCTTCTTTCATCTCAGTAGGTTTTAATTTATGATTCCGATTAAGGTTATTACTAAAAAATACGCCGTACCTATCACAAGGACTGCGGCGGTGAAACGATCTTTTTTCATGATTTCTTTGTGTTGGTTTTGTTATGCTAATATAACGCTGAATATTGATAATTGTGCTTCCTTTGGTCAACAATTTAGGCGTGTTCGTCAACTTTATTCAATGTCATCCATCCTTATTCGTTCAATCAGATAGCCCCGGTATTTCTTCGGCATCGGGCATCTCTTCAGGTAGTTGTACGGCCACCCCATCCGACGGCAGGCTTTAGTGAAGGTGGAGAATTTCTTCTCCACTCCGTTGCCCGAAACCTTGATAAACGTTTTCCCCTGGCTCATGATCTTTCGACTTTTATATAGAGATCACAATTCAGCTCGTGCGATTCACCGTCACAGATCTCATCTGCCATCATCATAGAGTCGTTTGCCTCTATTATAAGCTGGACGGTGTTTAACGACACGTCTTCGTAGAACTTCGTTACCTTGCCGGTAATCTGACTTGTTAATGTTACATTGTAAGTTTTCATGATTTCTCAGTTTTTTATGTTTAGCGATTTTTTCTGTAAAACCAGTCAGGGATCATATTATTTACAATAACCGACTTCGGAACCCACATTGTAATGTCAACATCTTCCTCTCTTACGTGATCGTAACGGCTGTCAATAACTGCTAAGATAGCCCTTTCGGTTTCTTTTACTATTTCGTAAATTTTATGATCACTCTCCAGGATGTTGGCCTTGCAAAATTCCCAAGCCCTGCGAAGGCAAGTGCCGAAGTTCCAGTTTCTCTTACGAAAAATCTTCCATGCTGCTTTCATCACCTTGCTGCGGAATTCGTTGTTTATTGTTTTCATCTCGTTTGGTTTATTATAACAGTGTAAAGATATATTATATTATTACACCAAACAAGTATTTTGCCAATTATTTTCAAAAGATTTGACGAACGGCGATTTTTCGGTGACTAAACTTAAAAATACTCCCCCCGTCGTGTCACCGGAGAGTAACCGAGCAGCCACAAATGAACCGAACGTTCAAAGTCATCCGCCTCCCACATATTGAAAAACCACAGCTCGACAGTGTTAAACTTGTCAATGAAAAATACATTGCCGGAGATAATATAGTCCTGTACCCTGATTTTTCCCTCCTCGCACATCATATCATACACATCTTTGCTCACCTCGCAGCAGTGTTTAAATCGCTTTTGCCGCTTCTTATTGTTTTGGTGAACAATCTGGATATATGGCAGTGATAACTCTTTTAGCATGGTTTTAGCCGTTTTAAGGGGGTCAGGCAGCCATTAGCATCATTACATTGCTTTTTGTCGTGGGCCTGCCCAGTGACAAAAGAACGGCCTTCACGTACATTTTTCGCCTCTCCTTTCTTTTCCACTGCAAATATCTCAGCTTCGTCAGCCGATGCAGATCCATTAACCCTGCCCCAGGAATCAGCCCAGCAATGAAAAGCACACCAAGAACCGAAACAGGCACGACAATGATAACTGTCATCTGCCGGAGGTATCTCTTTTCACTCAACAGCTTTTCGGGCTGGAGAGGCGATTGCTTTATTATGTAGTTGAGGTATTTCATGGTGTTTTTTTATTTGCGCCAATATAGACCCTTCTGCAGATTGCGTGGTCTTATAATATTTCAGTGGAATTGCCATTGCCGGATGCAACAGGTAAACTTTCACTCTTCGGGGTGTTTGGATCAGGTAACATTTTCACGACTTTTTCTTACACCTTCTTTTTCTTCTTTTCTCTTTGCCGGTTTCTCTTTTCTTCTTTTTCTGAAATCAGCACTTTAAACTCATCTCCTGTATGCGCATTTGTCACGACCCACTTGTCGTTAATAAAATTGAACAGCAGGTCATGAGAGATAAATGACTTCTTGCCGTCAGCCTCGGCTTTTTTGCAGTAGGCTTTCTGCTTTTCGTTTAAGATGATTTCAGGCATTCTTTTTGTATTTTGCTGTTGTGTAATCAAAGATTGTGTACTTCACCCTGCCGTCCTCTCTCAACTCCCGCAGACGCCTCAGGATTGTTCCGTCCATAAGGTACTCACGGCCTGTTATTCTTCTGACTGAGCGCACCAAATCCAGCACACTGAAGATATCCCTTTGCTGATTGAACGCTAATCTCGTGGCCTCGTAAACGGTGACATTACCAATGGTTTTAATCTCATTGAATCCGTAGATTATGAATCCTGGCCCGCCGTCGAAGTAAACAGCGATACCGGCAGCTTGGTCAGGATAGTTTGTACTGGTGATGACATCCGCCAGCCCCTCTCGGCCCTCATTCGGGTCGCCCTGTTTGGTGATGATTACACGTTGCATAGTTACCTCAGTTTAGCATAAGCGGTTAATACTTCTTCTGTCAAGATCTCCCTGCAAAAGTCAGCAGACCTTTTTAGGCTTTCCTTGCGAGCATCAGCAGCATAAGCAGCATCAGCATAAGCAGCATAAGCAGCATAAGCAGCAGCATCAGCATAAGCAGCAGCAGCAGCATCAGCATAAGCAGCATAAGCAGCATCAGCATAAGCAGCATAAGCAGCATAAGCAGCAGCATCAGCATAAGCAGCATAAGCAGCAGCATCAGCATAAGCAGCAGCAGCAGCATCAGCATAAGCAGCATAAGCAGCAGCATCAGCATAAGCAGCAGCAGCAGCAGCAGCATAAGCAGCATAAGCAGCAGCAGTAGCAGTATTTAATTCATCTCTATTAATTTCTCCGTTGCCGTATCTTTCGGCAGCGTCAAGAGCCGCAATGCTTCGCGAATCTTTCATCAAGTGCCTAACTTGATTGGCACATTTAAATTTCGCTAATGTCAATTTTCTGTCATCAACATCCAATCGTTTGGCAAGCCACAGCATCCAGTCACCACGCTCACAATTTTGCCATGCCTCTTTGTAGTTCTTTTGAGTTGCAACCCATTCTCTTGCCTCACAGCAGGCGTTGATCTTTTCAAGTTTCGTTGTTTGCATAGTTTGTAGGTTTTAATTATAGGTGCAATTTACGAACGATAAACGGCCAAATCAATGATTTATGTCATGTTTAACGTAATAAATTACGCCATTCGTCAAAAAATATAGAGATAAAAAGCAAGAAGCCCCTTTTTCAGAGGCTCCCGTTACTGTTTCTACGCTTGGTAGATCAGCTGTAAAAGCATGACATCAACCTTTCCGCATCTGCCGTGATCGTTGCCACGGCGAAGACTGACCAATAACTCGGATTTATGGTCACTTACCGAAATCGGGTTATGCTTCCCCTGGGCCGCCTCCCGCTACGGGGCGATCCTCTTTAGTCACGCTGATGCAAATATAATAAATCTTATTCAGTCATGCAAATAAAAAGAGGGGCCACCCTGAATGACCCCTCGACAATTAACCCTAACCTGAACATGAAAAAACCTACTCTACAAAGATAACATATTTTGACGATTAATACAATTGTTTACCATTGTAAAATAAAACATAATTACCGACTTCACAAGCACCGATGTCGGGTGTGCCAGTTATCTTGTGGCCGTAGTAGTCATAGTCTAATCCTACATCTATTCCTGCATCAATACATGGAGAAGATGATTTTAACCTCCACGTACTCTCTGACTTAAATTCCGGATCATTAGTAATGTTATTCTGCTCCTTTAAATTTGATATTGTACAACTTGTATATACCGTATTATCATAATCACAATCATTCACACAATTATTCTCTACATTAATTGTGTTTCCTATAACTCCATTTAACCATATCCCTATTCCATCTCCATCATCAACTCCCTTTATTATATTATTTCTTATATATATAGAATCATATGTTAAACCTGCTAATCCATTTAAACGAATTCCACTTGTTTGTAAACCTGCACCATTATTTACGATTGTATTATTTAGTATATAAATATTATTTATGTCTATGGTTAGTGTGTCCGAATATTTCCCTATTATAACTCCACTTGCATAAATCTTTTCACTTGACATATCGCCAAGATTATGCATTATGTTATTATATATATATATATCCTCTGTAACCCCCGAATCCGGATTGACAAAGGTAATTCCACCCCTAACATTCTTAATTATATTATTATAAATATAAACCCCTCCTTTTGTTTGTCTTTCAAACGTAATCCCATACGTCTCATTTGTAGGTGAACTATCACTACCTATCACATTATCATATATCTTTACCGCGTATCCATATCCCTCACTGTCGTCAGTTCCAAATGAACCCTCATAATCACTAAAATCTATAACACCAGATTTTATCCTATTGTCATAAAATTCTAACCCTCCATGACAACCAAATAATTCTATTGCAATATGCCACTCATCATATTCATCTCCGGCTTCACAATCTATCACATTGCCATAGATTTTTAACCCATGATTATCCCCTCCAGCCAAATATTTTATTGCAAATCCTGCTCTATTAAATCCCGGTCTCTGTGGCTGGTATATATCATTATTATATATCAACATCCCATCCTGTCCACCTATTTGTATATCCCCAAAACTTACATTTGGTCCACCACAATTATGAATTGTGCAATACGATATCTCATTCCCAGTTGCATAAATAACTGGTGGAATTGCGCCTCCTCTAAACCTTATTCCGTAATAATGAAAATTTTCCATTGATACATTATGTATCTTTACATCACTTCTCCTATATATCATTATTCCCCCATCTGCAATAGTATCATTCCCATTCATATGCATATTTGATATACTTTGTGATCCAGATGTCCCTTCCGCAGCTGATTCTAAATTAAAAATTGGTGAATATCCATATAGATCATGTGATCCTGATGCAGTACTGCTTAGTATTGTTGTTGATCCTTCACCCATTATATTAATTCCAACCGCCACATCAATTGTTGCATTAATATTATATGTTCCACTAACTATATAAACCGTATCACCTGACGAAGCCTCGCTCACTCCTTTGGCAATGGTGAGATACGGTGCACCGGCGGACCCGTCGCCAGTACCATCATTGCCCGTGGTAGCCACATACAACTTTGTCGCCCCCAGCGTCAGCGAGAGCAGCAGCAGCGGAAGTATTATTAGCCTCTTCATTTGCGCCTCCTTCTTCTAAATCCAATAACAAAAAGCACGGGCAGCATCAGATTTGTTATCCTTCGCCAGCCACCACGTACCGCATACACCGACAAATAGGCTATCCCCGTAACGGAGTTGATGTAAAGATCTCCGACCTTATCAGGGACCGGATAAAGGGATGTGTCCCCGGCAAATGAAATAGGTTGAGTAAATAATGTCGCAGCATCATCACGCATTGAAACAGGCGTATAGAACAAGGTGCTGTCACTGCCCTCAATCCCGTACACGGTTGTGCCGGACACGGTAAGATTATCCAACTGATAGGTCGTAGAGCTTCGCAGCGTCCCCGTTGTCGGCAGTGTGACGTTTGTGGCCGCTGTAGTATTGAGAATAAGTGAATCATGCCCCGACAACCTAATCATGTCAATGTCCGCTGCATCAAGTTTACGCCAGTTGCGGTTAAGTTTTATATATCCCGTGCGAATTGGATCACCCATACCATCATTTGCAGTCGTCCCTACATTTACAGTATCATAGGCACGATCATTGCCGCTGTATATCTTCCGGTTACATGATGATAGAATCATTATCAAAATGCCCGCACACATTAAAAATGTAATTATCTTTTTCATTCGTCGTAAATTTCAATCCAAACTTCTTCACCTCTGTTTTCTGCCTCGGTGACTTTTGCATTTATTACATCACTCCACGCCCGGGAATTAACCAATTTGCCTCTTATTGTATTTTCTCCCGGCCCGATACATGCCTTCGTTTGCGTTACATCATTCAAGGGGTGTATCATCACTCCCGTGAATCCCGGTACATCCTGGAGGTATGGCATAAGCCGGTTGAAAGTCGGGCTATGAACCATTTTTACCCGGTAAGAACCGGCAGGTATAGCCGTGTTGCCGTAAACTTTCCCCTCTCCTTCATCATTAAAATCACCGTCGCCGTTAATGTCCAATAACTTTCTGACAGGCGGCTCTAATGTATCACACCTCATGTCAGCAAAAAATAACCGACCTATCGTGTAGGTGACCTTTTTTACTTTCCTATAGAGCCTTAGTTTCATTTCAGAAAGATTGCAATAAATGCAGCCGCCACGCCGCCAATGCCAATAATTACACTAACCGTCTGCCACCAGCTTGCAGAAGACTTGTCCTTTATTTTCTCCTCAGTCTGAATCTCGTTTTTAAACATCTGCAACGCATGGATAGTAGTTAACAAGTCTTTTACGTCTGTCTTCATTGCGTTCATGTCGTTTTGCAATGTAGTTGTGCGCTCAAGGATTTGAGAAGTGTGTTGAACAAGGCCGTCTTCACCGTTGCCGTAAACAGCCTTGCTCAACTTGTCAATCTCTTTTTCCTTCGTGCAGACGTGCGGAGGCATAGGTCAGAATGTATGAGAAATTCCCCAGAGAATAAAATAATTGGCCTTGAAAGGACTGTCTTTTACGAAGTCGTACCCAAGTCCGATTGAAGGACTCAAACCGTATAGGTCAAAGGCACTGGCTGAAAGAATTAACCCCATATTTGGCCGTTCAATAGTCGCCAAGCTCAGTTGTGCAGCGAAGGAATAAACATTATAAGGCTGGTCATTGACGAGCTTATACAGGCTGTACGATGCCCCAAACCCCACACGTGAGGCGAAGGATACATCAAAGCTCGAAAACTTCCCGTCAATGAAAACAGGTTTAATCACGTTACCGGCAATGGTAAACTCAGGACGTATCAGGAAAGTACCTGTAAGTGCCTTTTCCCCTTCACCCCTCAACTGGTCAGCAGTTACAGGAGTGAAAAACGACTGCGCACCGACCCCTATCGTCAGGGCCACAAGTGCGAAAATCAAAAGTAGCCTTTTCATTTCAGCTCCTTTGTAAGTATGTCGCCAGTACTATTGGTAAAAAAGTTCTTAATCAGGTAGGCCATAGCAGCTGAAATAGCTGAATAGACAATAGGCTGGAATGTCAGCCACGTGAAGGTGAATGGCCCCGCCTCAAAGAGCTGTATCAGCCCGGTAAACAGGGCCGTCAGGAAAGCAATCAGCAGTCCCTTACCGAGGTCTGCAACATTAAGAGCTTTGTAAACACTTCTTTTCATAATGATATTTTTTGTTAAACCTTAAAAAGTCAGTCAAATATAAATCTTTTTTATATAAATATCAATTATGCTGGTATCTTATCCAGAACCAAGCTTAACATATCATCAGGTAAATGAGTATCAAAATATAGGGTTTCATCATAGCCGTCAATCTCATCACCACTCTTATCAATCATCCTGGAACCATGCGATGAATTATGTAACATAAGCGTCTGATTTGACCCTATGACTTCATTTATCCTATCAGACGAACCCATGATGTTTGGCCTCTGATCAAATCCCCATTTGATTATTAGTCTTGTTGCCTCAAATGTCCACTCCCCCCATGTCATGCCCTTTCTGAATGCTTCACGAAGTGCGCACGATAAGGCCCCCATATATCGGTTGTAATTAGAAAAATAGGCATCAGCCGAAGTTTGATTTTCCTGACTTCCGCTTATGAGAATACATCGAGTCTCAGTGCTGGCAAGTGCCCTCTTTTTTACAACCATTTCAGGTGTCACCTTTGGATTTGGCAAATATCTATTTTTTATCCTGTAATGATCTGCAACGATGTTCATCCCAAAATTGCCCCTTGTTATAGTACCTGAATAGCAGCTATCGGCAATAACTACAACCGTAGCCCCTGATGACAGTGTTGATATAGCCCTTTCCGCACGGTCAATGTAATTTTTGACGGTTACATCATAATTGAAGTAACGCCTTACATCAATATCAAATACAGCCTCCAAAGGTTCAGGCATATAAATTGTGTCATTAACACATCCATTTAAGCTATTGCCTCCTGAATATTTGTTCCTCCCGTTTGAGATTATTCTGAACCCCACCGGAAGATATTCTGCTTCTGTTTTTTTAAACCAATTTCCACACATAGTCATACTTTTGAGAATAAGACAATAGCCAGCACTACAACAGCACCGGCCAGTAAAGCGATAAAAAGCTCATTACGGCGGAACCGGGCAACGGCCCACCGGATATACCTTGCCGACTGAACGGCATGATCCTCATCAATCTCCTGGTGCATTTTT